ATAGTCCGGTTACTGTACCGAGTCCACAGACATCATACAATTGCTGTTGACTCCATACTCTACCCTGCCATACCGTATGCGTTGGTCTTGCCCCTGCGTGCCATTCCACTTCAAAATATTCCGTACCGAGCTTTTCTGCATTATACTCCGCAATCTTTCCGGAAAGTTGTGTAAGCCCGGTCATAACCGCCCGCCTTGCCGCAACCTCGATCCGGCTTGCATACCCCGATGAATATTCGATCTGCCGGAGTCCACTATTTGTAAGTTGAGTGACTACCCGCCTAAGAACTGCATTATAATCAAACGCTCCTGTCACAATATCCATGCAGGCATTATCGAGATACCCACTGTATACCTGTGACAATGGAGTTAATACCTTTCTGCCACCGTAATCCAAATAAAAGCCTAGAGATCTTGTAATATTTTCCAAGTCCTCAAGGCTTTGCTTTTTGATAGCTGATGTCACCTGTATCAGATGTTCATTTTCTTCAAAAGGTATGTATTCCGCATTGATCTGTTCATAGAGGTCCTTGTTCCTGACGTATTCCCAGTCGATCACTTTGTCGTACAGTTCAAACATTTCCGGGTAAGAAGCATTCAGAGTGTCTTTCAATGCATTTTCAATGTCCTCCGAAGAATACCCTAGTATTTTTAACCGGTTAATCTGCCAGTCTGCTGTGCTGGTGATTTCGCCCGTCTTCTTAATTCTCCGAACAATATCCTGCATGATCCTGACTTCAAGATCTGCGTATCTTGCCGCAATCTTGCTGGCGATCTTTTCCTTGTATTCATTTCTCATATCACTCCATCACCTGATTTTGCTCGGGAAGATTCTGACGAGCCTGCTCAACCGTTTCTCCATACCACTTCGCCCGATATTCTTCCAGCCTCATCACACCCATGCTCACATCCTGCCGATCCTGCTGACGTTCCGAATCCTTATCCTCAATGATGGAATCATCAAAATCTATCGTGATTTCTGTGTCAGGATCCAGTACATTCCCCGTGACCTGACCAAGCCGGATAATAATTCTTATTAATCTTTTTAACACGTCCTCCAGGATGATTTCATGCTTTTTCAGCATCCGGTACATGTCCGAATTTTCGGAAATGATTTCCGTGGCAGTCTTTGCTCCTGCCCCGTCAAACCGGTATCTTTCCGTACCGAACCCGCATTTCAGAGACAGATAATTCAGGTCGTCATTGATTGCTTTGCTGTGCTGTTCTACCCGGAGGCTCATGTCCACTTCCTTGATCAGACCTGTCTGGCTCTTATCGTAATCTTCCGGAAGCGAATAGAATACACTGTCATCTGGATCAAAGGTCGGGGATCCGTCCTCATTCGTCAATATTTCCGGAGCGACAAAAATTCTCTTTCTTCCCAGATCAAACTCATTGCAATAAGAATCATACTCCATGTCCAGCTTTTTAAGTGTATCGATGGCATTTGCGAAAATCGCAATTCCCATCGGATTGCACTCATCGGCATTGTTTGTGATGTTTAGCCTGTCAATGACAAATTGTGGCTTCGTGAACCCTGTCTCTGTTCTGGCTGCCAGATTTGCAAATGGCTTCAGCTGTTTCCATTCCTTTTCTGTCAGCTCACGCCCTTCTGCACTGCCTTTTATACATTCCAGGACACTGTTCTCAATCACATATACTCCGCCTGACTCAATTCTGTGAAATTGAATCTGCACGTATTTCTTCTGACGGACCGTATGCACGAATGTAAAAATACATTCCGTGACTTCTCCATTATTCCAGCTGATCGGATAGATGTTCTTGGCATCCACATAGTTGATTCCGATCTCACCTGCAGATATCGTCCCATCTTCCTGCACAACCGCATTATACAGATAAGGGATATACGCAACGGTTCCGGAATACGCTTTTCGTTCCTGGTAGTCATTTCCCATAACCAGAAAATGATTGTTATCCAGAACTTTCTGCACAAATTCCTGCGTCATTTCATCTTCCAGTGCGATCATAACTCTTTCGTTTAGGAGCAGATCTGCAATGTCTTCTGACAGCTTCTTTGCCATCCCCATACTCTTCCTGCGGCATCGTTTGCTTGTGCCGCGTCCAGTATACACCTTGTAGAACGTAAACTGCCGAACGTTAGAATTGTACCAGCTGATCCACTCATCAATCTTCCGGTAGAACGAAGCATCCACAGTGTCTATTCCTGCTTTCCTGAAATAACTAAAAATATTCACCTTTCATCACCTCCTTCATCTATTGGCAGCCAGTGCTTTATCCTGCTCCATGCTCCCATCACTGCGTACCGGATCGCATCCATGCAGTGATCGTCCATTTTGACTGGCACTTCCTTACCTCTTTCAATAGATTTTTTATCATATTCATAAGTTCCAAATTCTCGGTCTGCATTCTCCTGACTGGGATCAATCGACATTACCTCGAACGAAAGTGCTTTTTGCACTCTGCTAATGCCAAGAGCAACATCATTTTCCGCATCCCGCAGAAGCACCTGATAGTCCAGTCCGGTTCTGGTGGCTCTCTTAACCTCTTCTGCCAGACCTTTTGCGGACGGATCCAGAAAAATATAAAAGATCCGGTTCTCATACTGTTCATGCAGCATATCCATGAACTCAACCAGATCTCTTGCATACTCGGACGGGCTCTTCTGCCTTCCAGATTCCCGCCCACTGTGATAATATTCTCCAAGTCCGGGGAATTTCTTGCGGTAGGTGTCTAGACCAAACGCTTCAAAGGTTGTCGCATTCTGCTGACCGTAGTCACCTCCAATGTAAATCCGGTCATATCTCCTGTCCGGATCCGGCTTCTGCCTGTGGCGATTGCCGTACATATAGTAGATCAATTCGTCCACACCGATCGCCTCGCCTAGCCAAACCCATCTATACATTTTTGGATCAGATTTCTTCATAGCTTCAGCAGATGCGATCAGGTCAGGTCCCAGCCATTCCACCGGCACGTCCCGGTAATCTGTATGAATATGGATGCAGTCCTCTCGCTTTTCCATCTTCTTGCACCACAAATTGATGGGGGCATTCGGATTCTTTGGAGGATTATAGAGATAGATCATCTGAAATCCCCCTTTATTTCCACGAACGAACGTCGCTTCAATATTGGTCAGTTCATCTTCCCCCTCTCCATCGTCAAAAAACTCTGTCAACTCATCCAGCACAACCAACTTGATTGGCTTGTCTTCATCAATGATACCTTTTGTATCATCAATCCCATCTGATCCGGCAAAATACATTGTCGTACCATGCTTTTTATACGTTATTTCCATCGGGGATTTTGTAATCAGGAATTTACTTTTGGGAATTTCCAACCGATTGATCCCCCTGAGCATTTCTTTGTAGACTGTTTTTCTTAGTTTATTATGGTGCTTTCTTAAGACGACAACCGATCCATTCGCATCTGATACAATCTGATAATCCGATCTTACCGCTGCGTAGCTCGACTTCGTTCCGGCTCTCCCAGAAGTCAGGATAATATGCTTGATGCTTCGGTTGTTAAATATCTGCAGATACTTCGGGATTATGATCTCCGATATCTTCACTTGCTTCTTTCGGTGCGTCATTGATAATCTCTACTCCTTCATCTTCATCTCCGTCACCGCCGCTCATCCTTGCTGTATTCGCACGGATCTGTTCAATTCTTGCCTGCTGCTCCTCCTCATCCAGTTCCGTCTTTTCCGTCCAACCCTTGAAGTTGTTTCTCAGGCTGAACTGAGCCCCGCTCGTCCCGTCCCGGTCAAAGAGCCGTTCCTCTGCATACGCTTCCACCCTCGATTTCGCACGTGTAATCGTGTCAACGAACTCTTTTTTTGCCTGATAATTCAGAAGTGCCTGTCTGCTTGTAAAGCCTAAGGCTAATGCCAGTCCCGTCACTGTCGGAGGACGTTGATTGATCACTACCGGACTTCCGAATTTATTAAATATCGGCTTTCCTTCATCATCTTTCAGAATTTCTCCTTCACATTCTTTAAAATACTCTTCAATCTTTTCTTCAATTTCTTCTTTACTCTTATACTTTGGCGGTCTTCCAACCACCTTTTTTGTAGCCATTTGACCACCTCCATGCTATTAAATGCCTCTACGTCCTCCACGGCGACCTTTCGTAGCTCTCCTCTGATCTCCACGGTTGCCGCCCATCGATGCGTCTGCCTGGTTAAGAAAATCGTTCGTCGCTTTCCTGTCTGCCTCATATGCCTTCTGTTCTGCTGCTTTCGACGCTGCAGTTACCGGCTTTACAGTTGCCCCATTTGCCTGGACTCTTTTTGTAAAATCCCTTACTGTCATATTCAGCGGAGTAGGCTGTGGCGTTCCTCCCACTCCCCGCTGATAATAATTCATTCCGTTTTTCTCGGAAAAATAATACCTTGTAGTCTCTCCGTTGTGCGTTACATCAACACCACTTCCACCTCCGCCGCCACCAGATTTACTTCCTCTACCACCCATCACACGATGCCTCCTTAAATTTTTCCTGAAATGCCTTTATTCGTACAATGTTCCCCGTACACTCTTCCGGGATCTGCCCGTAAAATATAATCTTAGTCGGATGCAACTTCTTAACCATTTCTTTGTATCCGGCAAGAAATAGTTCCCGGCTCTTTTTATTTTGCATGCACCCCACACTGGATACTGCCACCGTGCCTCCTGTAGGTTCTCCATCAAAGCACCAGGAATATGAATCCTCCGTACTCCATGCAATCGTTGGGATCACTTTTACCCCGTACATCTGCATATAAGCACCAATCCAATGCTTTCGGTAATGATTAAAGATCTGAACAGCTTTCGGAAAATCTGTATAAAGACTAAAATCCGGAGTAAATACGTACTGAAACTGCTGAAGCATCGGTATATATCTATCCGGATCATTCCATAATCTTATAAATTGATAGTCGTCGATAAAGAAATGAATGCTTTTCTTTTCTCTATCCTTACTTGTTGCTGCAAAATTGAATGGAATAAACTCTGTATCTCCATCAAAATCTACTGGCTTAAGTGTAGGTATCCCATACTCGCCCACACCCTCAAATACCATACGTTCTAAATTTTCATACCTTTTCGGATCTCGCAATCATTTCACCACCTCATATTTCCCTGCATACAAAAAGACACCCTTTTCAGAGTGCCTTTGTACGGGGGGGATTCGTCGAAAGTATCCCAAGAAGCTTTTCACTTCTTGCATTATAACTATAGCATATTCAAAAGTTTAATTTGTTTAATCTTTTACAGTCTGCGAAATTATTTGTGAAATCCGCCCTTTTGTATATCCCGTCATCCTCGCCACCTCTTCTTGCGTCATATCATCCAGGTATATGGATTCCAGTATTGTCTTTTCCAATCCTTCCGGCAGTCCGGCTATGTAAGATTCTACGGTATCGATCTCTGTCTGTACGGCTGTCCTCTGCCGTTCTTTCTCTCTGATTCGCAGCTTGATTCGTGTCGCTTCTGCTGGCTCCGGCACTTCCACGCTGATATGCTCCCGGATGTATGGAAAGTCATCCCCGGACTTTTCCACCTTCCCCGATACGGTCGGAACGCTCTCAAGACGGTCATACAGCCGTTCCAGTGACTGCTCAAGAGTCAGCAGTTCTTTCTTTCGCTTTTTGTATCGCCTTAGTAAGTCTTTCATTCTTGTCCACTTCCTCCCGTATCCTGTCTATGATGTAATCACCGTCAATGTCCATATATGCTCCGGCATTTTCCAGGAAGAATTTTTCAATACGTTTCTTCTCATACTGTGCCTGACTGTCTTCAGGATGCCTCTTCAGCTTTTTCAGGACCGTCCGGTAATCTTTCCCAGCTTTTTCCACGATCGCATGGGCAAGCCTGACATAGCCACCAATTTTCCCCTCCACCGGCATCCACTCCCTTCCTCGTATCTACTCCCCACTTTTTCAGTGCATCCTCCACTGTATAATTCGGGTATGCCGGACGGCGGAAGTCCGCACTGGCTTTCCGGTCCGGTGGATGCTTTGCCATCCCGGCATAATGTTCTTTCTGATTCTGCCGGATCTCTGCTGGACTCCAGCGTCTGTCTGTGCTTCGCTTCAAGGGGTATCACTCCTTTTCTTCAACCACTCCACCGTGCATTGGAGGCAACGGCTTGGAGGTGTAAAATCCGGACCCGCTCCATCCTGTACACAGGGCATGATCTCTTCCGGTTCGCCCGCTGTGTCATATGGACACATCAGAACCCACGCCAGTTCCCCATCTGTCATTGACCGGATGCGATCCCCATTCGTACGCTTCTTCTCATCTACCTTGTACCGGAGCAGTACTCCGAGCAATACGCCTGTACTGACTGCCCCGATTGCTGACAGAATCATAATTATTATATTTGCTATCATTTTTCTACTCCACCGCCTTTCACGATCTCAATAGCCTTATCTAACGCAAGCCTATCACTCATATCCCCATCACAGCAGGTATTGAAATATTTGCAATATCCGCAATCTTCTTCATCACAAGCACCATTTTCTTTTTCTTTGATGGCTTCAATACATCCCACAACCTTGTCCACGTCATAGGCTACCGGCTGCGTTTCCATCACACCCCGGATGCATTCACAAGCCAAGCGGTACACATCGTCTCCGTATTGCCCTAACCATGTTAGTCTCTCTTTCAAAAGAGGATAAGTTGTATCTATATCAATCAGTCTCATTATCTTCACTCCCATTCACTTTTCAACATATCTGCCTTAATCAGTCCGTAGATTATATCCAGTGCTGTTCTTTTGTCACTGTACCGGCAATTTGCATTTTTATGTATCCGTGGATCACTCTTATCCCAATCCATCATGGCAAAATGTATGTCGCTCACAAATAACATCTTACATCCTCTTGCCACGCAGAGATAATAGCATTCTGCCTGCTTCGGAAGTCCTCTACACCGTTTGAATCCGAACTTCTCAAACTCACTGGCTTTTACTTTTGGTTTCAGCATCTTTTCCTCCTTCATCTTCGAAGCTCTTCGCTTTTATCTCAATGAATTCATTTGCATTTCTTCGAAGATTTTCTCATAACCTATCTGCTGATCGCGTTCTTTCAGATGCTCAACACGGTTATTCCATTTCTCAACAGCTTCTTCTTTGGAATTCGCTCCATGTACCGCATAGCAATCTTCCTCGGCTGTGTCTATTGTTGTTCCGTGTATTCCATCGTAGTGGCAGTATCTCGGACAGCCAGACGACCATCCCAAATAAACTCCTCCTGCCACATCTCTTGAAAGATATGCTTTCGCTCCACATCTAGGGCATGGTTTTAATTCTTCCATCAATTGTCCTCCTTATACGGTTCCGGCAATGGCATCCAGGCAATAACTTTTCCACCAATGCAATCACCAAACCAATCATTGTCGTTTTCTAAATGTCCTGTTTTTATCCATGTTCCGTACATTCCCATGAACCCACTGTATTTTACTGTAGCAAGGACATCTTCTCTTATTTCCGGCAGCCTCTCGCTGCATGGGATCCATCCCGAATCCGCTCCTGCTTCACTTTCAATCAACTCAAAATACTGCTTTTTCCATTCCAGTACATAATCTAAGCGATATGAGCTATACCCAATACAAAAATGATCACTGCCGACCTCTTTGTACTTTATCTCGTAGTATGGCTTGTCCTCCATCATGGTCACGATTATGTCAAGGCTTTCTACTTTTGTCTTTTTAACGTCCATCAATCATTGCTCCTTATCGTTATCTGAATCCCAAGCTCATCTCTGATCTGCTCCAGTGATGTATGCGTAAGGTATTCTGCCGTATATGTCTTGTTTGCAATCAATGTTCTGCTTAAACTTCATCATATCCCCCAATCTTGTCTTGTCCCGGAGTTTCCGCAAATCCCATTGCTGTACGCTGTGGTCTTTCCATTCACTCCATAAGCGTATCTAAGTCCTTTATCTCCGCTGACTCCTTGCCAGTGCATGTTGCCCTCATGCAAGACAATCAGGTCATTCATGCTGTAGTCCTCTTTCGGATTCAGCTCTACATACTTTTCAGCACCTTTTTTCGTACCGTATCCGCATTTCTGCACGGTCTTTATAAATTCTTCTGCCGTCATTTTCTCACTCGGAGCAAAGATATCTTTTCTGTGCGCACAAATCTCCTGCTCCTTTCTGTTTTACTGTCTAGTTGCTGTAATTCTTTTTTTCGCTATCTCGTAAAAATGAGAATCTAGTTCAAAACCGATAAAATTTCTTCCGGTATTCACATATGCTACACCTCTTTCGCTTTACAGGTCAGACCTTTGTGGAAATACATTTCTGTCCTTCTTCTAGTTTTCACATAGTCATAATCCCCAATGATCTGTTCGCCACATCTTGCACAGATCAGCACATCCTCTTCCTTTGCCTGCTCTTTTTTCTCAATCCTTTTCTTCTTCACTGTATCCATCCTCCACGATTGCATTGATGATCGGTGACCACGAAAGCGTCAGCCAGCTGATAAAGTTATACATCGTCATGCTGATTTTACTGTATTTACTTTCCAGTGCCTTTACAGTGTCATTGAATCCTCTTGCACTCTTTGTTTCCTGTGTTTCCTTGTATGCTTTCCATATGGCATTCTGTATGTCTGCCACGTATTCATGCTTAATCTCACTCATAGTTACACTTTTCTCCTGTTCGTTACAGTCGGTTACAAACTGGCTTGTAACGCTAAACCCCTTGTATTTACTGGCTTAAATGGCATTTTTAAATATCGGTTACACGGTTACAACGCTTTTTCCTATATAGGGAGCGGTCTGTGTATATACACACAACACCATATATATATTAAATTCCGTGTGTAACCTTTGTAACTTTGTAACCGCCCCGCCTATTTAAACGGCAATTCTTCTTGATCCGCTGGACTGAATCCATCAGAATCCATCGCACTGTCCAGCTTCAGCCACACGCACCGCACCGCTTTTTTACCCATTTTTTTATTTTTGGTCTGATTCTTCCCGTCCGTCTGAAGCAGTCCGTTCTTATCCGCCCAGTTCATGAAAGCTTTATAAGAATAGCTGCCACTTTCGCAGAGATCCTTTACTGCCTGAACGTACATGATTGCATATCCCTGGTCGATAATTCCCCACTGCTCTACATTTACAGCCGCATCAAACCGCTGGCTATTCATACTGATCTTGTCAAGCAGATACCGGTAGCATCGTTCATGCTCTGACACTTCTGACTGGCTCGCGAGAACCTTTTTTGCACTTTCTATGTCAATATATTCGCCATCACAAAAGATCCGGTCTGTAGCGATCCGATCGGCTGTCAGGATCACGGACAGGGCTATGCTCTGCTTCTGCATGGCATCGTCCCTGTAAATTTCCTTTTGGATCTCTGCCTGCATTTCTCTGATCTGATCCACACCGATCTCTTTTATTGCTTTTACAAATTCCTTCCCGGCAAAACCGTAATTCTTTTTTAAGAAATTGGCGGTATACTGTGGATCGGCAAAAACCTTTTCTCCGCATTCTACTTCGATGATACGGTTAATTGCACCGCCTTGGGTGACGTAGGAACTTAAGGGACGCTCTCCATTGGTCAGGATGGCATTTTTCCACCGGTTCTCCTTTCGGATTCCCAGTTCTCTGTTCGACCGGCTCTTTCCCTTTCCGGAACAGAGATCATATACAACCCCCTCGAAGTTATCTTTAATCCTGGCATTGACCTTGCTTGAATCATCCAGCATCAGCGGGAGATTGTTGAGCAGATCAGACCGCACCTCCAGCTGCACGTCCGTGGTCTTAAAATCACCGATATACATACTGTCTGCTGGATTCGCCCAAACAGACGCTGCCAGCATCATAGCAACCGTCTTTCCGCCTTCTGTCTCGCCCCACAGGTCCACGATAAACGGAAGTGCTCCCAGTAATCCGACCAGGACACTGGCAAAGGATGCTGCGAGGAAAAACTTGATTTCCATCCGGTCACGTTTCCGAAGTTCGCAGACATGATTCAACCATTCCATATAGCTTCCTTGCTGCCGGATACTTTCATACAACTGCTTGAACTGCAGATCTCCATCAAAGAGGATGTCCGTATCGTATGGTATAAAATCTCCACCAATCCATCCCAGCTTTGACGTAGATTTCTGCAATGGGATATCATTGTCATTCAAATTTTCTACATCCGACAGGTATTTAACCAACAGCTTCGCATTCTCCGAAGTTACGGAAACACCAAGCTTTGACAGACTCACAATTTTGCTGGCAGAAGATATGATATCTTTCGGTACCGTAATCTCTGTCCAACGATGATTCCGTTTGTATGCCAGTTTAATCTGTTCTTCTCCTGTTTCAAGATTCTTCAAGCGTCCAATCGGGAGGACTGGATGATAGCAGACAATGACCTCATTATCATAATCCTTATTGAATGTCCTTATGCCGTCATCTGCCGCCAGCCATGACCCACATTTCATTGCCTCGTATTTTCCGGTAAAATCCGTCCAGTTGCTCAAAGCATTACTACTCCGTCTCTTCTTGTTCATTTCCTGCTCGACTTTTTTGTAAGCTTTTAACATCGTGTCGAATCCCTGTTTTACGCCCAGTTCCTTCGCTCTGTCCTGAAAAGAAAGCAGCATCTGTGCCTTTTTTATTTCGTCCTCCTGTTCAAAGATTTCCGTAAAAACCTCTTCTGCAAGGATACTTTTTTTATCGTATTCACTTAACTTTTTCATCTAATGGCCTGCTCGCCTCCTTTTCATATTCGTCATGCAGATACAGCTGATACTGTAGTTTGTTGTAACAATCCGTCCAGACATCAGAAAAAGGCTCTGACCTTTTCCACCAGTCCCGGTAAACATCAATCAGGAGATTGTTCAACGACCTCCTGTCCTTTTCCCTCCGTTGCTGTTTGTCCCTCATTTTTTTTTGCTGATCCGAACGATATCGGACCAACTTTGACTGAAATGTAGGCTTCTCATATTCACCGCCAAGCAGATAGAATGCGTCTTTAAAGCTGCAACACTCCATTTTCATGACAAACGAAAAGATATCTCCGTGGGCTCCGCAGGCGAAGCAGTGAAAGTCTCGATCATAAACCTTCATGGATGCGTCCCGATCTCCCTGATGGAATGGACAGTGGATGAACCCTTTCCTGCTTGGCTGCAATCCGTAGCGGATCAATATATCTCGCATACTATATATTTCTTTGATTTCATCACTCGTCATAAGTCATCACTCAATATCTCTATGATTCTTTTCCCGGTATCCTTTTTGTTGCAAAATTCAAATCGGACGTTGTAGCGATCCCGGATGGTACAGAGCGATTTATATAGCTGCTCTCCGTCCACAGCTTTGGCTGACACCACATACCGCTCCTTTTTTCCATTCACCATTCTCCATCTGACTTCATGCTTTCTCGGGTTTTTCCAAAACCACACATCTTCCAGCGACTGGATATCCGGACCATGTTCCACAAGGATCACAAGCCGGATCCCTGCGTCAATCGCCCGGATCAGTTCCTTTTTAAACCTCTCGTGCTGCTGGCAGACATTCCCACATAGCTCCTGCAGGTTCTGCTTCCGGTCAATGATAAGCCGGGGATTATCCAGGCTCATGTAATCCCCGACCAGCAGCTTACTGGAAAAATGCCCGATGCCATTCTCGTCAAATGTCTTGATGATCTTCCTGATCGCCCTCGCCTTTTCCCTGCTGTCTATCTGTATATCCATTACGATCACGCTCCTAATTGAATGGCAGCATCTCGTCCAGTCCATCCGGCACGTTCATGAATCCATCTCCTGCTGGAACTGCATTGACCGGATAGTTGTTGATATGATTTTTATATGCCTGTGTTTCCGTAATATCCGGGATCGCTGCATCTGCCACCTTGTCAATCGACGTGAACCATCTCAGGACACGTTTTTCTAATTCTCTGCCGTTGTAGTAGTCCATCTGAGGACCGTACACCCCACCGGCCAGCTTGTTCTTGATTCCTGTAAAATCAAACGTATCATTCGCTTTCCAGCAGCTGAATCCCTTATTGGAATGCTCGATACAGGTCACAAACGTCTTGAATGATCTGCTGCAGTTCCCGCTATCATCTTCTGTCAGGATGTACTGTGTAGCCTGGTTCGGCCATTTCTTCTCCGGCCGGATATCATTTTTGAATGCTTCCGTGAAATATCCTGCCTGCTTATCTCCCTGGGCGAAGTCAAAAAATCCCACAAGCATCGGCTTGTTAGTCTTCGACATTCGCTCCTCTACACTCTTAATAACCAGTCTGTGTCCTCCAAGCTCTACAGGGGTAAATTCCCCCTGAGCCTGTGTATTTTCATAATTCTTAGGTTTCTGCATGTTAAAAATCCTCCAATGCTTTAAGTACTTCTACAATATCGTTATCAATTTCCATCTGATCAAATGCCCCCATCGGTGACTTGGCTGTACTGTTGTTTGCCTGAGTCTCAAATTTATAGTGACCATCTACGCATTTGCTCAGGAGAACCGTGGTGAATTTACTTTCAAGCACGATCTTGTCCAGCTTTTTTCCCGATGTCTTAATTCGTGTGAACATATATCCGTTCTCATCATGATCCGTCTGGGTGTGAGCTGTGAAGATAATCGTCAGATCATCCCTGTATGTATAGCACTCGCACACGAGATCCCACACGCACGCTGCAAGATCCACCCACTTGTCATATCCTTTTTCTTTGCTTCGACGCATCTCATCCGCAACCATAAGACCGTTGATCGTATCAACCACAATCACCTTTACACTCGGGCAAGCTTCTGCAATACGCTTGATGTACTGGCGGACTATAGTTGCCTCATCGCACGCAAAATAATTCTTATTTTCCTGGCTGTACTGCTTTCGCCATCCCTTCCAGGACAGTCCTTTTCCGTCAGCATCAATATAATATGTAGTCTTTGGATCCAGATTTCTCATGGATGTTGTTTTTCCAGAGCCCGATTCTCCCGCAATACAAATAACTTTTGACATATTTTTCTTCTCCTTATCTATCAAATTCAATCAGATTCTGCTCGATAGCCTGCAAGATGATTTCGCTCGCAACTGCTCTAAGGCTTAATCTCGATTCATTTACTACTTCCGCTAATGCACTATAAGCTTCTGGTGTAATTTTGATTACTCCCTGCTGATTTGGTGCAACTGCTTTTCCAGGAATATGTATCTTTCCGTCCTTCTGCATCTCTGTCCTCCTATCTGATCCTTAAGCTCTCGCCCTGTTCCAGGTGAGCAAAGTCTGCCTTGTTGTCTTTGAGCCACTTTTTAAGAGCTGTCTTATCCAACTTCGGCTGCTGTGCAATCCAGTACTCTTCCGGAATATCTTCCTTCCGGTCAATCACTACACTTGGTGGGTTTTTCTGAATGTTAAATCCAAACAGGTCTGTCTTGAATTTCTTCTTTCCGGTTGCGATCATCGCAGATTCGATGTACTTTTTAAGGTTCTGTGCATTGCTTATAAGTGCATCCCTCCTTTTCTCCAGGCGGTCAATTTCTGCATCGAGGGTGCTGACTGATCCGTTCAGCTCCTGAATGAGTTTTGCACAGTTATCTGCTTTCACTTCGATTTCGCCACCGACACCTTCCAAGGTATCGTTTACAACTTCCTGATCCACAGAATCATCCTCAAGCAGATCTAAAAGCTCCAAATATTCCTCTGTTAATTTATACAATGTTGCCATTTCTCTCTCCATCCTTTCCTTATTCGTCGTACATTCCGATGATTACTTTTATAACTTCTCTGTCCGAATACGTGGACGTGCAATTTTTGTCTTCCTGTCTCATGAAAGCGATCAGCGAATCCATCTTGCCGTCCTGCCGGCACAGTCGGGCGTATTCTTCTGCGTCAACGTAAATCTTGTCCTTTTCTGCCATTGCATTTCTTTCCTTTCTTTTTTATAATGTAGTTGACTAATTTTCTAAGTGCCTGAGAGGTTGCCGCCTCGCTATGGCACTTTTCTTATTCATTTTTAAACTTATACTCCATCAGATCGGCAAGCATAAGGTACTCTTTCCCCAACTTGCTTTCTTTGTGAGTTTCTTTGACTTTTTTCCTGAACTCATCAAGCGTTCCGTAAAAGCATCCGCATCGAACGCCAATTCCCCCGTCTTTCAGCCTGAAAAAAGTAGTAGTCCTATACTCACGTCCAAATCCTTTTGCCGTAGTGTAATCATTCTCTCCGCTTACCCATGCATCTCCGTATACCCGTGCATTTCCGCTTACCCATGCATTTTCGTATACCCGTGCATTTTCGCTTACCCATGCATTTCCGTATACCCGTGCATTTTCGCTTACCCGTGCATTTCCGTATACCCGTGCATTTCCGTATACCTGTGCATCTCCGTATACCTGTGCATTTCCGCACACCCGTGCATTTCCGCACACCTGTGCATTTCCGCTTACCCTTGCATCTCCGTATACCCGTGCATTTCCGTATACCCATGCATTTCCGCTTTGGTTGAGATTATCTTCTTTTTCCACGTATCCACCAAGATCGCCCTCTTCCACGTCTGAAAAGCTTTTCAAAGCCTTGATCCGGTGGAGTATTCTGCTACCTACCGTAATAGTGTCATCTGTTAATTCATGTTTTTTCATTTTCCTTCTCCTCTCCTTATATCTGCCCGAAAGCCACACAGCAGACCATCAATGCAATGCTGAACCCGATCACGAACCAAAAGGCTCGTTCAACAATCTTGTCGTATGTATCCGGCTGTCTTACCGGTTCTTTCACTGGCTTTCTCTTCCTGATCTGAATTACTTCCAGTTTTTCCACGTCTCTCACCTCCTTTAAGTTTGAGTACCATACATTTTTACATCATTCTCAAACCTGCACCTGCTACACGGACTGTTCACTTGCTTCTCCCTCCATTTTCTTTACAAGCACCATCGCCTCCAGTGGGTCATAAGCAGGAACGTATTTTCGTCCCGCTCCCTCCAAATATTTAAAGAACCGATTGTAATCGGCATACACCGCCTTATCAATAAATCTTTCAATCAATGCACTCTCCGGGTATCTCCCGGATTTGATTTCTCTCCGGATTCCCTCTTTCCTATTCTTCACAGTTCCCATTGACTGCCCGTACATATCCCGGAAATAGGAAGTCTTGCCATACTGGTTGATTGGCTTCTTCTCTTCTTTGACTGCTTCTGCTATCATCGGAAGGATCTCATAAATATGTTCCAGTTCTGCAATGGCTTGTGCTTTGGTCATCTGCATTTCCTCACCTCGCTCTTCCTTGCCTTTTTCATTACATTCTCCTATACTTTAACTACAGGCATCGCCATGCCGAGTATTTATGAAAGGAGAAAAGTTTTATGTCTCAAAATTTCGGATTAAGCTATTCTGAACTCGACACCTTACATAACATTGATTCCGAACAGGCAGCTCATAACATCGCACTTGCTTACGTAACTACTGTTGCTCAAAATTCCAAATTAACTAACGGTGAAGATGTGATTATGACAGATGTTCTGTCTCTAGCTAATCAATACGCTCAGGCATATCAATATGCTTACAACTTCATTGAGCATGAAAACGATGTTATAAATCATTCGGAATAGTACTTATTTTTGTATCTGGACTGCGTTTATACATTTTTTCCATAACGCTGTCCAGATGCTTTCTTGCAATCAGGCTTTCGGCGATTGTCAAATCACCCATTGCTGACACGCACTCGCTTACGGCTTTAAGAATTTTTTCTTTGTCATATCCACACGCTCTTAAACTGTAATCATCAAGTCCGCCTGTCAATTTCTTCATCCTCTTCCTCACCTCGCTTCGTCTTCATCTGTTGCAAACAGATAATCAAATTTCACCTTGAATATCTTGCACATTTTCTTCGCTTCGAGTGCAGTGAATTTCCCATTTTTTTTCTTATTCTCATAAGATACTCTTGAAATTCCGACCATATCTGCCATTCGCTGATTTGTGTAAGAATGTCTTGCCTGCTCAGCATCTAAATTTTTAAACAATTCCTCTTCGCTCCCTTCTGCTATAATATTGGTTGCGGACTGCAAATCGCCTCTTTGCCCTAACTCAATCCCAAAATAGGACTGAGCTTCTCCGAAAATATGAAAAGTTCGGATATAAACTTCTGTATTTTACTTACACTGGTAATGACCTCTCCACAATGTCAGCCCATTTAGAAAAGGAACTGTAGTGTTCCAGTAACTGTCAACCTCGCTCCAATGCAGTCCGCGTTTCAAAATTTGCATTTCGCAAACTTTAATTATACTATAATTGCTTATTGCAAACTTGTCAATAGTTTTCTTTTCATTTTGCAAACTTTTTTATTGACACTTTTTCAATACGCAACTATAATCTTAATTAACAGGAGGTACTAAAATATGGGTGAGCACTTCAATGAAAATTTAAAAGAAGCAAGACTAAAATCTGGGCTATCTCAGAAAGATCTTTCAGAAAATATAGGTGTTGCAAAATCAACATATTCTCTATATGAAAGCGGAAAACGCGAGCCAAATGTAGATACGATTAAAAAAATAGCATCTGCATTAAATGTTTCTGCCGATATGTTACTCGGACTTGAAGCTGAACCAACCACTCTTGCCGCCCACTTTGACGGTGATGAATACACAGAAGATGAAATGGAAGAAATCAAAAACTTCGCTGCATTTGTAAAGAACAGAAGAAAATAAGACATTTTTATTGGACAGATAAGCTGATATGCTGTAGTGGGAGGTGTTATGCATATGAACACATACGAATGTTTACAAGACGAAGCCTGCAGGGACAGTATAAATGTTATAGATTATACATTTCACAGTGACCGGATAAAAGGATTGTACTGTGATGGTACTGTAGCAATCAAAAAAGATATGAATACAATTCAGAAAACCTGCACACTGGCTGAAGAGCTTGGACATCACCACACATCCGTTGGTGATATTATAAATACAAATTCCGTACAAAACCGCAAGCAAGAACGACAGGCTCGTTTGTGGGGATACAATAAATTAATTGGACTCATGGGGATTGTCCGGGCATTTAATGCCGGATGTCAAAACCAATATGAAATTGCAGACTATTTAGATGTTACAGAAGAATACCTGCAAGAATGCATTAACTGCTATCAGAGTAAATATGGAATCTGCACTACTGTAGATAACTATGTTATTTACTTTGTTCCTTATCTGACAGTTACAGAAATGATATAACCCCTCGTGGGATTATATAAATGAATAAGTGGTGTTATTCATAAAGAACGGTTCTTATTAACAAAGGAGAAAACAAATGGGTATAGGGGATATTTTTAAAATCAAGCAATTCAAAGAACGGATTGCCAGTCTTGAAGCGGAAAATCAAACGCTTTCGCAAAATAATACCGACTTACAGTCAGCTACTACTGAATTGAGAGGAAAACTTTCTGAAATTGGTGGATTTGACTACTATAAAGTAAAATCCATGACCGAACAGATGGAAAAAGAGTACGCTGTAAAACAAAGGGATCTGAGTATAGAGTATGATGTAAAAGTAGATACTCTGAAAAAGGAATACGAAAGAAAGCAGGCAGAAGCAGAAAAAGGCTTACGAGAGCAACTCGTCCAGCTTGAAAGAATGATTTCTGACCGCACAGACAAATCGCAGTCGTTACAGGAAAAAATTGCAGAAGAAATGCTTCAGGAGAGTAAGCTTGCCAAACAGATCAAGACCCAAACTAATAAACTCGGACGATCAAAAGAGTTGGTAAAAGCAATCAATTACAGTTTGGACAATTTCTTTAATTATGATCCTGCAATCAGTTCTTTAAAATTTAGCGAAAAAGATTTAACCGATTTGGAGGAAATCAGTCCTTCCGTTATCCTAAAACTCCATTGCATGGATGTAAAAGATCTCCGCAAAGCCTACCGTCAAAATGATAAGCAAATCAATGATCTTTTAGCAAAATATTCTGCCCGGTATACTACTAAAGCGAATCAGGCAATTTATAAACTTATGGTCATTGCTCTTAGAGCAGAACTTCAAAATATCCTGTATAACCTTAAATTTGAAAAGCTTGAAAAATCTATTGATGATATCAAAGATGTAACTCATAAATATCTTGAGATTGCAGGAAATGGAAATCAGAGCATCGCAGGAACTCTTACCAAATTTATTGGAGAAATAGAGTATTTGTTTATTAATGCAGCAAAGATTGAATATAATTACTACGTTAAAAAAGAACAGGCTCGTCAGGAACAACTTGCTATCCGTGAGCAAATGAGACAGGAAGCCGAGGAACGTAAAGCACTGGAAGCTGAACGTAAAAAAATAGAACAGGAAGAATCAAAATACAATTCCGAAATTGAAAAGCTGAGAACCCAACTCACCAGTGCTAAAGACGAGGAGGTTGAAAAATTAAACGCAAGAATCCTTGCACTACAGGCTCAACTTGCTGACGTTGCTATAAAGAAAGACGAAATTTCTACTCTTGCCAATGGAAAAGCTGGTAACGTGTACGTTATCAGTAATCTTGGATCTTTTGGCGAAAATGTATTTAAGATTGGAATGACCCGAAGACTCAATCCACAGGATCGAGTAGATGAACTTGGTAATGCATCTGTTCCATTCCGTTTTGACGTACATAGCTTTATTTTTTCTGATGATGCAGTTGGTCTTGAAAACAAACTTCATACTATCCTGACTGACAAACGTGTAAATAAGGTAAATATGAGGAAAGAATTTTTCAACGTATCACTTGATGAACTGGAACAACTTGTTACAGGAATAGAACCTACAGCAGAGTTCAACAGGACTATGGCTGCCGAAGAGTTCAGACAATCACAATCAACAGATAGTGTTTATTCGTCTGATTATACTTATAGTGATGACGAAGACGATGAATAATTAAAAAACCGCCCCTTCGCCAAAAGGAGCGGTACTGGAAGAAACACACGCCAATGTGCTTCTTTTGGTAACTCCGAAGAGATACACTAATGCCAATGAATATTGTATCATCTTCGGAGCAGTCACGCAAGCAGAACAGCCGTTCTGTGCTGGCTGTTATTTTTATACTCAAAAACAGAAAGGAAGATGATTATGTGGGTAGAAGAAAGAAAAACCGGATTCAAATTTGTTGAACGCTACACCGACCCGATGACAGGAAAGACCCGGAGGGTTTCTGTTGTAATGGAGAAAAATACGGCACAGTCAAGAAAACTGGCTGCTGTTGCACTGTCTGAAAAGATTGACAAGGCATTACTGCCACAGGTGGACAAGATCCGCTTGAAAGACCTGGTGGATTTATACAGAAAAGAACAGTTCCGAACACTTAAGCAGTCAACCTATCGCAGGAACAGTGCCGTGTGCAATACGCTAATGAAGATACTGGATCCTGAAATCTATGTTGACAAACTCACCGCAGGTTACATCCGTGAGCGATTTCTCAATACTGGTCGGGAACACAGTACATTAAACGAATGGATGATTCGTTTAAAAGCCTTGCTCCGCTGGGGATATCGCAATGACTATATTAAAGACATATCCTATCTCAACAAAATAGAAAGATTCAGCGATATTCCACACCGTCAAAAGATTGAAGATAAGTTTCTTGAATCTGCCGAACTGAAAGAATTGCTCTCCGGCATGACAATTCTAAAATGGAAACTCCTTACCGAGTTCCTTGCACTATCCGGGTTGCGATTCGGTGAAGCCGCTGCTCTCACGAAGTCTGACGTTGATTTGAAAAGCAGGAAAATCCACGTGACTAAAACCTACGACAGTGTGGCTGATATTACTACAACGCCCAAAACAGCCTGTTCCGTACGTGACGTATATATTCAGGACGAATTGCTTACAGTTTGTAGAAACGTGCTTCTAGGCTGTCACAGTGGCACTGTAGTTTCAATTAGTGGCGTATTCTTTCCCGGTACAATCCGGGAACATATTGAATTTGATTGCTATGCCAAATACCTAAGAGAAACATCTCAGAGAGTTATTGGACGCAGGATCACGCCGCATACACTCAGGCACACTCACGCAAGTTTGCTGATGGAACAGGGAATTGATATTGATAGCATATCCAAAAGACTTGGACATAATGACAGCAGGATTACCAGAGAGATCTATCTGCACGTAACGAAGAAACTCGAAGAACAGAGAAATGCACAGATCAAAGAATTAAAAATTTTATAGTTTGCCCCCTTTATGCCCCCTTTTGACAATAAAAAATCTCCGAACCCCTTGCAAACACTGGATTTACAGGAGATTCAGAGATTCAATCTAATGCCGCAGACCGGAATCGAACCGTTTTACTTAATCTCAAATACTGATAGAAAGGGGCTTTGAAGACTTCATCACGGTTGCGGTGTTCAAAAAGTGTTCAAACGTTTGTTGCATACAAACTGGAATTTATAGTCCTCTCAAAACCAATTTGCTTTTTCTTCTCGAAATACGGGAATAT